AGGATGTCGACCATAAGGATGGCAATCCTAAGAATAATAATAAGAGTAACCTTCGTATGAAAACTAAGAGATCTAACAGAAGTTATCCACGTAACAGCAAAGCAGGAAAGAGATAATATGCCTAACTTTAAGAATTGTAGTACTTGTCCTACTAAGGCAAAGTGTGCTAAAGCAGGAAAGTGTTTAAATAAAAAGAAGAGTAGCTACTCTAAGGGTGGCATGACTAAGAAGATGGGATACAACAAGGGTGGCTACGCCAAGTGCGGTGCATCTTATAAGGGGTAAAGAGGTATATGTCTAAGTCTCCTACACCTACCAATAAGAAGTTGTATGCATCTGTTCGTGCTGCAGCTAAGAAAAAGTTTAAAGTATGGCCTAGTGCGTATGCATCATCTTGGCTTGTAAAGGAATACAAGAGAAGAGGGGGTAAGTACAGTGGCTCGACAGCAAACAAAGTCAGCAAAAAAGCCTAAGAAGGGTGGCTTAGGTAAATGGCATGGCGAGAAGTGGGTAGACGTTAAGACAGGTAAGCCTTGTGGACGTAAATCTGCTTCTAAGTCTAAGCGTCCCTATCCTGCTTGTAGGCCAAAAGCTGTAGCAGGTAAGATAACTAAAAAAGAAGCGGCTAAGAAGACTAGCTCTAAAAAGGTGAAATGGTCTACTACAGCTTCTGGTAGAAAGAGGAAAGCATAATGGCAAAGGGTGTTCCACATTATTTCAAGGATGGTACTGAACATAAGGGCGGTATGCATAAAATGCCTAATGGTCAGATTCACTCTGGTAAAACACATGGTAAAACTAGTAAAAGATTGTTTCACTTAAAAGAGTTGAGTGCAACAGCAAAGAAAAAAGTAATGGCTAAGAGGAAGAAGTAATCAAACTATTTAAGCCTTCTTTAACTTTACGTAAACATATAGAAGTTGACGTATACTATGAGCATCCTTGTTTAGATGAGATGAAGTATATAGACTTGTGTTCTAGGTTTAATAAACCGCATATGAAAAATCCTGTAAAGAATGAAAGATCTATTGCTACTTGCTATGGTTTAATAGAAATGCAAAGACATAGTATTAGCTTACAGTCTTGGATGGATTGGGACATGGAGATTACAGAAGAGAAGGTAAACTTTAATTCTGTTAATCCTAGTTTAATTGGCACAGATTGCTCTCATACATTTATTACTAATGGTTGGGCAGATAAAAATAATATAGTTATAGCAAAGATATCACCACCCTTTGCAGCTACATGTAAAGAAGATATAGACTTTGTTATGGCTTCAAGCCCTTTCTTAAAACATAATTTACATATACCTAGTGGTATGGTAAACTTTAAGTATACTAATTCTTTTGCCTTTTTTATATATTTGCATAAAGAATATCTAAGAAAGTGGGACTTTGCTGAGGGTGATAGCTTAATTAACTTAGCTCCTATGAGTGATAGACCTATAAAAGTACATAATTATTATGATCCTAGTAAGTACCATTACTATACAAATAAAACTCGACCTACACAAAAGGCACATTCCTTCTACAAAAGACGTAAACGATTAATGGATAATACATAATGGCTATACCTGAACGAGTCAAAACTAAAATGAAGAGCGCTGGGTTAAAAGGCGTTAATAAACCTCAACGGTTAAACGATGGTAGTGGTAAATCACATCACGTAATGGCTTCTGAGGGTGGTAAGTACAAATATATTAAGTTTGGTGAGAAGGGTGCAAGCACTGCAGGTAAGCCTAAAGCAGGTGAATCTGATAGAATGAAGAAGAAACGTGCTTCATTTAAGGCTAGACACGCTAAAAACATCAAAAAAGGTAAGATGAGTGCAGCTTACTGGGCAAATAAGGTAAAGTGGTAGTATGTCATTAAACAATTTAGGTAAACCTGCACGTATGAAGTCTGTTTATGGACACAATACAGGTACAACTGTAGAAGATGTGTATATATGTCCTGCTAATTGTACTGCAGAAGTAACGTTTATACACGTTTCTAATGGTGCTACCAGTGGAACTAACAATGTTTCAGTACAATGGTTTGTATCATCGGCTAATTATACGTCTCATTTTTTAAGTGCTAAGTCTATATCGCATAGTGACTACATATCTTTCCCTGATATAGACCTAATACTGCAACCTGGAGATAAAATACAAGTATTACCTTCCAGCGCTGGGCATATTGATACAATATTAACAGTAACAGAGACGTTTGTACCTGTAGGGTAACGGGTATGCAGGATTATCTGTATAAGATCAACTACATATCAGTATAACTGTGTGCGTAAAGGCTACAATGGGTAGTCTTAAACGTATAAAGGTATACATAACATGTTTAAATCAATATTTTCAGCTATTTCTGGCGTAAACAAATCAATTATTAAGTCTCGACAAGCTAGTGCAGACTTATACTTACTACAAAACCTAACAGATAGAGAATTACAGGATATAGGTGTTACTCGTGGTGATCTCATACACAGGTACTACAACAAAGACTAAGATACTGCTTGCATTTCTATTTTTGCTAAGTATAACTACTGCTTGTAGTACTCAATCATTAGTAATGCCTCTCTCTTGTCCTCCTGATAATAAGAAATGTCAACGGAATTTAGATGCACAAACATTATCTCTCATCGGTCAAGAAGCTGCAGCACTACAACTTATGTGCATGGACGCTGATCTTACAGATGTTCTTGGCGACAAGTGTACAAAGTAACGATGTAACTGGTGATTTTAGTAATAACTATCAAGACTCAACAGTAGATAGCAATAACACTTCTACAAGTGAGACTAATAATTACAATGCAACGGGAGCTGGTGAAAAAGCTCCTGTTATGTCCAGTATAGCACCTACAGTTATGGGTGGTGGTGGAAACGATTCCTGTTTAATGCCTACAACGATGGGCTTTCAGGTAAGTTTGTTTGGTTTATCTCAGGGTGCAATGGTACAAGATGCATACTGTAATAGACGTAAGAACGCTAGACTTTTAGGGACTCCACAACAGATAGGGGGTCTTGGTTTACAAGTTTCTGGGATATCTACAATCTGTGGTGATCCAGATGTTTTTAAGGCCATGATTTTAGCCAGTACGCCCTGTCCTATAATGGATGTTTTAACTGGTAAGCTACTGATGGGTAAGGATGCAGTAGATAAATATAGAGAAAACCCTCAAGCGTTTATCGTGGGGTATGAAGAAGACAAAGAGTTTTGGGACAGTCTATTAAGAATTGGAGAGGATTTAACGGATGAAATCAATGAAGCAAAAGTTGCTAATAACAGCAGGGACACTCGCTCTATTAGTGAACGGTTCAGGTCTACTCGCAGAGTCACTTCCACCACCCGATTACAGCCAGACGGGGGATCAGAAGATACAGTCACTGATTGATTCTATCAATGTTATAGACAATCGGTTACAACTATCTCTGAACTTAGGTATTGGTGCAGTAGGCTATGCTGAAGTTGGTGGCGTTATTGTTGATGGAGCATTAGACGGTGCTAAAGTAACTGCTGCAATGCTTGGAGCTTACTTAGATGCTAAGAGTAAAGTTATGAATCATGACTATGCTACAGCAGAGAATGCGAATCAGTTGTTTGTACAAGAACATACTGCGGCTATGAATAACTTAGTTGCGGCTGTTGATGTACTTGGCGATGCTACATCTGTATTAATGACTGCCACATCTGTCGCTGATATAGCTTCAGACGCTGATACAAAGCCAGAGCAGGTTGCATTACAAGAGATGATGGCTACAGATGAATATAGCCTTGACGCTTCCGAAGTTGACGACTATAATAACGCACTTGATGCAGTAGCAGAGTATGCTCAACAAGCAGGTGCTTTCATGGCTGCAGCTAACAATACGGAGTTGACTACAAGTATAGATAACTATGCCACAGCTAATAACATAATGGTTGGATCATATACAGCTATTACTTATACACAAGCAGTTGACGAGTTTGTTATATCTTGGGATGATTCAGGATACGGCACTGGTTGGAATGGTTATCTTACAGACGATATGAAAGATGCAGACGATGTATACGGCGCAGGAGCTTACATCATGCAACACGGGTCAGCTTCCTCTAACATGTAGGAAACATTATGATAGAAGATGCAGAAGTTAAAGTTGGTGGGTTTACTTTTAAAGGGTGGTACATAGCTGCTGCCCTGCCAATACTAGGATCTCTTAGTGGCGGTATATATTACGGATATGACACACTACAAAGGTTCTATGCTGTAGAATCAGGTATTGAGACAGTAGTAGAAGCTTCAGGAAAGTTTAACTCTAAGTCTAACGAACTAAGTACACGCATTCAAACAGTTGAATCTAGTCTGAATGTAGATATACAAAGTGTACACGCAGACTTAACAGTTAAATCACAGGATATGGAAGCTGATCTTAGCTCTCGTATTCAAGCAATAGAACAGGCGGTAGCAGACAATGACGTTAGAGGTCTTAACACAAGGTTGTCAACGATTAGCACACAGATGCAAACAATCTTGGAACAACAGAAAGAGTTGCTTGACTTACGTAGTCAAGTTGAGAGATCTACTGGGATCACTGATAGTCTGGGTGATAAGCTTAACGAATACCAAACTGAAATAGATGATATATGGAAAGCATATGATTCTCTCGTGGATAACCCACTATAAGGAAAGCCAATGGCACGTAATTTAACCCCAAACCAACAAAAGTTTCTCGAAGTCTTGTTTGACGAGGCAGGTGGAGACGTGGTTTCAGCAAAAAAGATAGCAGGATACAGTGAAAATACACCTACGAGACTTATTGTCGAATCTCTCAAAGATGAAATTGCCGAAGCTACCAGAACGTACTTCTCTAGGACTGCGCCAAAAGCTGCGATGGCTATGGTCAGTGCTTTATCTGATCCTACGGAACTTGGTATCAAAGATAAAATGGCTGCTGCAAAAGATCTACTTGATCGTGCAGGGCTTGGTAAAGTGGAAAAAGTAGATGTATCATCTTCTGGTGGGGGTATATTCTACCTTCCACCTAAAGAGGGTAAGAACGAGTAGCCTTGTCTGAATACGATTATGACAGGGACTTCGGTTTCTGGGAGTTACCTAAACCTAAAAAGAATGATAAGGTTTGGCATCCAGTAGTTAGAGTAGCGGCTCGTGTTGTACCTTTTGGTTATGAGATTGATCCAGACAACGAAAAGCTGTTTCAACCTATACCTCACGAACTAGAAGCATTACTGCTTGCAAAGAAGCATCTAAGGCAGTATAGTTACAGGGAAGTGGCGAACTGGTTAACAACACAAACAGGTCGTTCTATCTCCCATGTAGGTCTAAAGAAGAGAATAGCCATTGAGCGAAGACGTAAAAAAGCAGCTAATATTAAACGC